ATGATCACTGCAGAAGATATTTTAAATATGAATTTTTATAAAAAAGAAAAATTTACCGGAAGTTACAAGGGCATGCGCTACCTTGTAAAAAAAGACAAAGATGACGCGGAAAACGATATCTTCCGCGCCACAGTCTGGCCTGGACCTTATAATTTTGCAACCACTCCCGACGACCAGAAAATTTCCGCCACTTTTCCATTCACAGAAGAAGGAAAACAGCAGGCTGTCGACTGGATGAATGAGCAGTGGCGCTCCAGAAGTGAGTGGGGTATTATTATGCATTCGTGAAGAACGATTGCTTTTCTACATCAAAACCAGCATTTATAATAATACCAATGCGGTTTTATTTTTCGAATCTCTCCTCCATTGTCTCCGTATCCCTGCCAGCTCCAGCCCGCATTGTCTCCCTCTGCTTTTACAAGCTGACCTTCCCCGGTTCCAACCGGAATATCTTCGGGTGAATAGTAAAATCCATAATACACAGATGATGGAGCCAGCCCAAAACCTCCCATATAAAATGCCACTACGTTTTCCGGAAATAACCCTGTCAACTGTACGCTGTAACCATTTTCCTCTTTCCACTCTTCAAACATATGTCGTCTTTCCCTTTGTTCCACTGCCAGGTAGTTTTTTGTAAACTCTGTAAGTTCTTCCTCGTTCCTCAACACAAATTTTTGTATCCGCTTTTCATAATGAAGCTGTGAGACAAGTAGCAGCGTCAAAAAAACACATATACCGAGTCCAACACTCTTCTTAACTTTTTTCTGTAATTTTCCCTGTCCACTCTTCCATTTTTGTTCTGCTTTCATCTACATCCCCCGTTTTTGTTTTTTCCACGATACTTCCCATAAAAATAATAGAAACTCATCATCCCAGCCACACATAACAGGATATCATCGACATCCAACATACCAACTTTAAAAATATACTGCACTATTTCTATTACAAATGTAATCGTAAAGCACACCAAAAAATTCTGTTTTATTTTTCGGATTTCAAACAATTCAATCAGGAAAAATTGAAGTGGCATAAAAATAAAAAAATTTCCAAAAATATTAATCACGATTGCATAAACATTTCCGCTTAAAAGCACTGTTCCTATTGTCCGAAACGGCACAATATTATAGTCAGTAACCGTCTGTGTTCTTTCCAGAAACGTCAGATTCATAAGCATAACTGCATAATAGATAAAGAGCACCGCCAGTACTGCCTTTTTCCGCTTTCTTCTCTCCTCCAGCTTTTCCAGATAGCAGCGTTCCAACACCATTTCTCCAAGCAAAAATATCCCCGAAATCACAGTCATTCTTATCATTGTCCCAAAATAGTTTCCCTGAAAACGATATGCCTCCCGTAAATACAATAAAAACAACACAAGTGAAACCACCAAACACCCGATTCCGATTTTAAATCCTGTATTGTACTTTTCTTTCCTATTTTCCTGCACATACTCAATCACATTTGTAATATCTATATCCGCCATATGTGCTTTTGTATCATGTACAGCCTCTTCCTGCACCCGTTCTTCTCCATTTAATAATTCCGTTACCGACACATGAAGTTCTTCCGCCAATGGTTCCAGCAACGAAATATCTGGTACTCCCCGCCCAGTTTCCCACCGTGAAACAGCTTTCTCTGTCACCTGAATTTTCTCCGCCAGCTGCTGTTGTGTCATACCTTTTTCTATGCGCTTCTTTCTAATATACTTTCCTATTTTTTCCTTTTCCATCGTCCGCTCCAAATATGATTGTTCTCCTGTACGCTTTCTATCATACTCATATTTGAACAAAAATGCACCCTATGCTTCGTAGGAATAGGAATTTTTTCTGTTATTTCATTCATTTATGGGATTTTTTGATTTTCTTCTTAGAACTTAAGACATAACTGCTGCATTTTTGATTATCTTTGATGTATTCTCGCGGATAAATGTCAACTCATTCACAATGAGATCTTTATATCTTTCATCTATTTCATTGTCAATATCGTATATAATTATGACAAATTTCTAATAGGTAGGACAAATAATTATGTATAAAAAATAGCCGAAAAACCTTGATTTCACTACAAAATCTTAGTTTTCCGGCTATTTTCAAAGACTGCGGGTGACAGGACTTGAACCTGCACGTCGGGGACACTAGAACCTAAATCTAGCGCGTCTGCCAATTCCGCCACACCCGCAAAACTGCTTTCCAAGTATAACTTATTTATCCATAAATTGCAACTGTTTTGTTGATTTTAATGATAATGTAAAAAAATCAGACATCGGGGATTCGGTCTCCGCTTCCGCTCCGGTCGTTGCTAAGCAGGCGCCACTGGCGCCTAGCAACCCGAACAACTACGTTGTCCGTGGTTCAAGTCTCTCGCTGTTCCTAAGAATAAGAAAAACGCCGTTCATACGAACGACGTTTTTCTTATTCTAATGAGACATCGGGGATTCGAACCCCGGACAACTTGATTAAAAGTCAATATCTCACCGCCACTCTCTACTGGCAATCCTTGTCTTTTTTAGACATTTTTTAGACATCATGTATTCTATATGATGTTTTTCTTTCTGTCAATACCTAATTATATTTAATAAGGTAAGCTTCCATTTTAATAATAGTTCTCATTACGCTTTTACAATGGCAGCATCGAATCCAGCTGCTTTCAATTTTTCCTGTAAGGTGGTAGCATTTGCTTTGTTGCGATACGCTCCGACCTGTACGCGATAAATAGAATCTTTATCTCCTACGCTTGTCTCTGATTCAGAAGTTGATGCAGCGTCATCAGATGTATTATTGGATGGTTCAATGTATTGCTGACCGGTAATTCCATAAACAATGGCGGTTGCTATGCTCTTATAATCATACAGTACTACATCGTCTTTATCATCCACGAAGCAACATTCAATCAGCATCGCAGGTGCTTTTGTGTGATTGAGCACGTAAAGCTTTTTGTTAATCTTCACACCACGATTTTTAAATCCAAGTGCTGCGATCGCATTTACAATTTTCTCTGCAAACGGTTTTGCTTTGCTGTTATCACTATACACATATGCTTCTACACCTGTTGTCTGTCCGTTTCCAGACATATCCTTCGCGCCTGCATTGAAGTGGATGGACACATCAAGATCAGCCGCATGAGTATTGCATTTTCCTACTATGTTACAAAGCACATTGTTTGCGCTTGTCCCGTTCTCTACAGTGCAGTCATACACTGTATGTCCGAGGCCTTTCAGCTGTCTGATAACCTCATTTTTTACATTTCTTGCTTCTGTGGATTCTCTGATGATTCCGATAGCTCCACACGCTACTTTTCCGTCCGGGTTATGCCCTGCATGTACATTAATAATCATAAATTATTCCTCACTTTCCTTATCATATCTTGATTTGTAATATTTAACCACTGCACCAAGCGCAGCGTTTAATCCTGTGAGTGTAGCTAAAATCTGCTCACCGTAAGGCAGTCCCCATGTGGCACTCACTACTCCATAAAATGTAATCAAAATTGGCATCCACAATAAGGATATGTCTTTAATTGTATCATAAGCTTTATTACTCATTGCTTACTCCCTTCTGCTTCAAATGAAGCTCTTCAATCTCGTTTTTCATTTTTGTTACCATTCCATTTCCGCCAAGTTGATGATACGCATCGTACATTTCCTGAAAATTTTGGTATGCATAGGATGGTATCTCGCCCAGCTTCATGTACTTATCGTGATACTCGATCAGCTGCACGCGAAGCAGTAACATTGTTCCCCGACTATTCGCATCTCTGTCGTTCTTTTGACGTTTCAGCAGCCATACTATGTATCCCATAAGTGATGTTAATATAATTGGCAATGCAATTGTATAGGTCTGTGATAAAAAGTTCACCACTATTCACCTCCTCGTTTTAATCTACACTTTTGTAGTCAACCTAGCTGCTATATTTATCTTATCCACTTGTGGAAGTGTGTCCATTTCCTCTGCCGTCATATATTGGCTTAATAAATTAAATAAATCCTTTATTACTCCTGACTGAATTGATATGATTACATTCTGGTTTTCTACAATTTCAGCAAGATTATTCATGGTACGCCTCGCCTGTGATATACTTATAATCTTCTTTTGTAATTTTCCCAGATTTTACTCTTTCTTCCACATCTTCTTTTGTAATTTCGCCTTTAAGGTAAAGTCGTTTGAATACTAATGCTAATGTACTTGCCATAATTAAATCGCTCCTTCCTGCATAAGCTGCAATGTGTATTCCTCGATTGCCTTATCGGTATTGATACTCTCGATACTCTTGAGCATTTCATACTCTGACTCGGTAATCTCCCTGCTCTCGCACACGTAGTCGGTATATGCCGCCATTTCCTCTGTGGCTTCATGCTCTACCGCTTCAATGTTCCGGCGCTGCATGTATACGCCATGTGCGATAAGTTCCAGTTCCTCAGGCTGCGTACTGCAATGTTCTTCTTTCCACTGCTTCATAATGATTTTTCCTCCTGTTTAATTTTGATACTATCTTTTTGAGCTTGCCTACGTTTACGAGTGGTTTGATGTATTCAGTGTAACAATCGTAAGTATTAGTACAATCAAACCAGCCGACGTAACTAAGCATTGCTTTAACGTGTGTTTCATAGTAGCTCCTGCCAGCTGCCTTGGCTCTGGCAAGTTTCTTCGCCATTCTGGTTGCTGCTATCATAATGCTTTTCCGGAGAATGACTTTGTTTCTGTAAAACTGAAAGCCCATAAAATCAAGCGGTCTGCCTATTTTCTTTCTTTTGCCTTCATAGTAA